TCCAACTTTGGGATGCACATGGTGAACAAGGGCGACCAGGTGAAAAACACCCAGTACACCTTCACCGGCCTGGAGGAGGTCTATGAGGCCATGTGTCTGGACCTGTCCGGGGCCTCCCGCATCCCCATGACCAAGCTCTTCGGCCGCTCCCCCGCAGGGCTGAACGCCACCGGGGAGTCCGACCTGACCAACTACTACGACTACATCGACTCCCTGCGGGAAAGCAAACTGCGGCCCATCCTCCAGAAGCTCCTGCCTGTGCTGGCCATGTCCGCCTGGGGCTGCGTGCCGGAGGGGATGGATATCACCTTCCCGCCCCTGTGGGCCCCGAAAGCGGATGAGGTAGCCAAGATCGCCAGCGCAAAGGCGGAAACCATTCTGGCCGTATTCCAGTCCGGGCTTTTGGGCGCGGACACCGCCCAAAAGGAGCTGAAAAAACTGGCTGCGGAGACCGGGATGTTTGACAGCATCACCGACGAGGAGATCGCCGCCAACAGGGGCAGAACCTACGCTGAACTTACCGCCCTGTCCGACCCCTTCGCCGGCCTCACCCCGCCCGCCGCTTCTGATGAGTTTACCAGAGACAGCCTGACCGCTGATTACAATCCCCACCACGACCCCGCCACTGGGCGCTTTACTTCTGGCGGCGGAGGTAGTAAAATAGGAAGCGGAAAAGCCGGCAAAACAAAGTATGCGCCGTCGCCGCAGAGGAGCCATAAGGGAATACAATTAAAGCCCAAAAAATATGCAAGGCTGTGTGGAACCTTGAATACCCAATTTCCTGGGTTGAAGGCAGGAGATGTCAGGTGTATATGTGACGCTAAGAAGGTATACACAGTTGAAGCAGATGGTTATGGTGGTATGCATGTAATTTCGGCTGTGAATATCAAGTAGGAGGTCAGATAAATGGGGGAAAAAGACTTGCGCCAGGAACTTCGTACATTGCTGATGAGTTATGTGGGCGAGGCGGAAGAAAAGAAAGACTCTGTCACAGAAGAGGATGTGGAACTGGAAATAATCGTTGCTGAAGCCTGTCACATTGAACAGGAAATTCTAGATTATGCGGCCGAACATCCAGAGGCACCATTTTGGGACTTTTTAAAATTGAATAAACCGGGACTCTTTGGTGTTACACAGGAAGAGCTGCTGGAGGATGACGAGGACGACTAACTGATCATCTCTTACCGCCCTGTCCGTCCTCTTAACTTAAAACCAGGAGAAAACGCAGATTGCTTTTTTGATAGATTTTATTATCAGTTTACTGTTGACGGGCTTGGCAGCTACCGTTTTACAACACGTATGCCAATTGTCGGAAACGAAAAATATATCGATGGTCTGCGGAGAAAGGAGGGCTAATATGCAGTATGAGCTTACAAAATGCCAACAATTGCTCACAGATAAGTATCTTGATGGAGTAAAGAGCAAAAAAGACGAGATGATGTTTCTTAGCGTAGGAATGGGGGCAAATTCGTTTGGATTTGAAGAAAAGATTATAGATTACTTGAATTTGCACCCAAAAGCTACTCTTCAGGAATTAGACCAATACGCAAAGCAGTTCTTTCCGGAACTTGTAATTGAAGATGACGAGGACGAGGTTGACTAAGCGGTTTCGTCGCCGCAGAGGAGCTATAAGGGAATCCAGCTGAAGCCTAAAACCTACGCCCGGCTCACCGGGACGCATCCAAAGAAGATGTAGATATGCTCATTGGTGAGACTATATATGACCACATTGAGCAGGAAATCATCGACTACGGCACATCTCACCCAGACGCCCCGTTTTGGGATTTTCTCTCTTTCATTAAGCCTGGACTGAAGGGTATTACGCAGGAAGAGCTGCTGGAGGATGACGAGGACGACTAAATGCCCATGAACCGCACCCCCGTTTTAAAGCGGGTCCCTAACAACTGGGAAGAGCTGGAGAAGCTGCGGGAGATATTCCTGAAGGCGGAGAATGATCTGATTGCTGAGATTGCCCGCCAGCGTTCCCGTGGACTAGTGGACTATCATACCGAGGCGGCCCTGTCCCGGGTGCAGGCCACCCTCCAGAAGCTGGTGGATGATGCTTGGAAGTACGTGCCTCGGATGATTGAGAAGCAGTTCTATACCCAGCACCCTGAAGTCCGAAGAATCCCGGAGACCGTGGAGAAGCACCAGGCGGGCTATGCCAACGCTTATGCCCTTACCCTGGAGCAGACCGCCATCGTGGAGCAGCTGACAATCAATCTCTTAGGTGAACTGATGGAGGCCTCTGCCACGGCCAAGCGCAATACAGAGGATGTGATCCTGGGCCGGTTGGAGAATGACGTCTTCCGCCGGACTGGCCTGGCCCGTGTGGCAGCTATGGAGGCTGAGGGTGCCGGCGCCTACCCCTCCGCCCGGAAGATGATTCAGGACCTTCGAGCCCAAGGCGTCACCTGCTTTGTGGACAAGGCGGGGCGAAAATGGAGTTTATATTCCTACTGTAACATGGTGGCCAGGACCACCAGCAGACAGGCGGAGATACTGGCTGTTCTTACCCAGGACCCGAAATGGGACCTGTATCAGGTTACCTCCCACACTGGGTCCTGTGGCCTATGCGCCCCCCTGGAGGGCCGCGTCTACTCCAAGAGCGGGACCGACCCGGATTTCCCGCCCCTGGCCTCCGCCTTTGGGAAAATCGACCCCGCGGGCCCCAACGACCTGAGCAACACTTATCTCAACATACATCCTAATTGCCTCCATCAGCTCATAAGATGGACGCCCATAGGACACACGCCGGAAGAGCTGGAGAAAATCAAGCGTTTTTCCAGCTTCCGGACGAACCCGCCCAGCCGGGACCCCCGGTCCAGAAAGCAGATTGAAGCTTACCGCAGAAAGGAGGCCGGCCGCAGGCAGTTTTTGAAGGACCTTCGTCAATTCCAGGATATGAAGCTGGTCCTGGGCCGCCGGATGACCGGGAACGCGGCGGAGTTTGTAAAGCACAAAATGGCCGGTGACGAAAAGTACCGCCGGTGGGTGGAGCTGTATCGAGAGGAGCTTGGGAAATGAGCGAGACAGTTATCAAAGCCATAGAGGCCATCCTGGCTCGCGGCGACCGGGTAGAACTGATCCCGACTAAAGACGGTGTACGCGTGATTGGAGTGAAACGCAGGGAGGTAAAGCTGAATGGCTAAAAACCGTACCGGGTCTTTAAAATAAACTTAAAAAACCTCTTGACTTTTTATCACACCTAAAGTAGAATAAAGGTGTGATTAAAAGTGAGGTGATATGGTGAGCCCACGCACAGGGCGGCCAAAAGTGGAAAATCCAATAAATAAGCGTTTTAGTGTATGTCTTGATGAAAAAACATTAAAACAGCTTGAAGTCTACTGCCAAACAAACGGAATTACAAAAGGTGAGGCAGTACGAAATGGAATCCATCTGCTTTTGGAGCAAGAAAAATAGAGTGTTGGCGGCCTCACAAACCTCACCAACACCCTATGACACCACACCCGGAGGTCTGGTAAATCTGATTATGCCATACTTCCTGGTGAAAATCAACAGGAGGTTTTGAAAAATGAATACCGATGCTAGAAAGAGAATTGAGCGGTACATTGCGCAGACACCAATCAGCGAACGTGACGAGATCAATTACTGTATCCGAGTCAGTGAAATCAGAGCTCTGTATGAGTTGATGGAGCAGGACTGGTATCACGCAATCTGCATGATTTTTTCCTATGGCCGGGCCAAAGGCTACCGGGCCGCAAAGGCGGAGGCGAAACGTGGGTAAATTTATTGATTTGACCGGGCAGAGGTTTGGGAGACTGACAGTAATACGGAGGACTAACGATTATGTAGCGCCTGGTGGTGCTACCGAGCCAATGTGGCTATGTATCTGTGACTGTGGGAATGAAACAACAGTTAAGAGAAGTGCGTTAAAAGGTGGGCATACTAAAAGTTGTGGGTGTTTTCATTCCGAAAGAATTTCTAAGCTAATGAAAAAGCAAAATCCATTTACGATTAACGGTGAAAAGGTCTATGTCTGTCTACTCAATTCTAAATCGGAAATGGTAGTTGATAAAGACACTTGGTTCAATACTACTCGCTATTTTTGCTGGTCGTTATCGTCAAATGGATACGCAAAGGCAAGAATCGGTAATAAAAGTGTTTACTATCATGTTTTTGCTTTTCCTAATTGCCCTGATGGTATGGAGAGAGATCATATAGACGGAAATCGACTTAATAATTGTCGGACTAACATACGGTTTGTAACTCGATGCAACAACAATAAAAATAGAAAATTCAAAGAAAATCGAAAGAGCGGTAAAACTGGGGTAAATTGGTCAAAATCTTCCAATAAATGGAGAGCCATAATAAAAGCAGACGGAAAATACATAAGTCTTGGCTATTTTGTGGACCTCCAAGATGCTATTGATGCCCGTGAAGCCGCTGAAATCAAGTACTTTGGAGAGTACAGAAGAAAGTAAATATTGAGCCCTGCCCTAAACGTTGGACAGGAAGAACCGAGCGTGGTTGATGGCAAAAGCCATTGGCCGCGCTTTTATTTTTGGAGGTGAGCCCCATGTTCTATTACTACGGTACAGTGCTTTCTGATCACATTACGAAAAAACCCAACGGTGGGATTATCTGTACCGACGTTCCCATCGCCCGAACGGGCACCCAGGAGTATTTGGCCCGGGAACTTCATCTGGACGGCGACCCGGAGCGGGTGATTACTGTCACACGGGAGCCGGCGGAAGTATTCTCTGCGGCAGCTATGGCCTCCTTTGAGGGGGTCTGTATTTGCGACAGTCATCCGCCCGAAGACGTGACCGCCGAGAACTTCAGCCAGTACAGCAAAGGACATGTCCAGAATATCCGCCGCAGCGGCGACTACCTGGTAGGCGACCTTCATATCGACGACGCTGTGCTTGCCGACCAAGTGCTGAACAA